GCCATGCAGCAAGCCAATGTGGCGCATGCCGCCGCAGTCGCTGCCGCAGAGTCGGAGCAGGACCACGCCCTGCGCTGCCGCTTGCTTGAGCACGCCCGCCAGGCGCTGGCCGAGGCTTACGACGGGGCCGACGCCATCGCCTACGGTATGGTGCTCAACCCTGCGATCCAGGCGGCCTGCCTGCTCAGGCTTGGCCACCTGTTCGCCAACCGTGAGGATGTCGTGACCGGCACCATTGCCACCGAGCTGCCGCTGGCATCCCAGCACCTGCTGATGCCGTACCGCATCCGGATGGGTGTGTGATGCAGGCCGGCAAGCTGCGGCAGCGCATCGACATCCAGGAGCTGAGGCCGGTGCGTGACCCGGTGACCCTGGAGTTCGGTGAGCCGGAGTGGGTCACCCGCTGGGAGAAGTGCCCAGCCAGTGTCGAAGACCTTTCGGCCAGAGACTTCATCGCGGCTCAGGCCGGCCAGGCCCAGGCCACCGGCCGGATGGTTATCCGGTACCGGTCTGGAGTACTTCCGACCATGCGTATTCTGCACCGGGGCGAGGTGTACAGCATCGTCGGACCACCGCTGGCTGACGCCAAGTCTGGCCTCGACTACCTGACGATCTTGGTCGAGAAGGGGGTGAAGGATGGCTGACGGCGTGGAATTCAGCATTCTTGGCCTGGATAGCCTGCTGGGAAAGTTTGCGGAGGTTAGCCTTGATGTCCGCCGCAAGGGTGGCCGAGCCGCGCTTCGCAAGGCGGCGCAAGTGGTGGTGCAGAAGGCCAAGGAGGGCGCCGACCGCATCGACGATAAGGCCACAGGCCGATCGATCTCGGACAACATTGCGCTGCGCTGGAACGGCCGCTTGTTCAAGAGCACTGGCGACCTCGGTTTTCGGATCGGGGTACAGCATGGCGCGGTGCTGGCGAAGAAAGGTGAAGAGGTCGATACCTCCACAAATGCCCCGACACCCCATTGGCGCCTGATCGAGTTCGGTACCGAGAAGATGGCGGCTGCACCATTCATGCGCCCAGCCCTGGCGGACAACATCAGCTTGGTGACCAACACCTTCGTCACTGAGTATGAGAAGGCAATCGACCGTGCCATTCGGCGCGCAGCGAAGAAGGCAGCATCCTCATGACCCCACCGATCGTACAGGCCTGCTTGAACAGCCAGGCCGTGACCGCACTGCTTGGCGTAGGCACCGGCATGCGCCTCTACTCGTTCGGGGAGGCGGAGCAGGGAGTGGCCAAGCCATACGCTGTCTGGCAGGTCGTCAGCGGCAGTCCTGAGAACTACCTGGCCGGTCGCCCGGATGTCGACAGCGTCACCCTGCAGGTCGACGTGTACGCCGCGACTAGCGATTCCGCCAGAAAGGTTCGTGACGCGATCCGTGATGCGGTTGAACTGGACGCCTACGTCACCCGTTGGGGCGTCGAAGGTCGCGATCCAGAGACCAAGAATTACCGAGCCAGCTTCGATGTGGACTGGATGGTTTCCCGCTGAAGTATCGATTTAACCCATGCCCGCCTAGTGCGGGTTTTTTATTTCTGACTGGAGATAACCCATGTCGATGAAAGCCCAGGGCGCTCAGCTCTATGCTTTGGTGCGGCCTTTGAGTGGCACAGGCCTAAGGACCGTGATGGAGGTTGAATGCCTCACAGCGTTTAACCCTGGCGGTTCGCCGGCAGACCAGATTGACGACACCTGTCTGGCCGATACCGAGCGAAAGTACAAGAAGGGGCTGCGCACCCCAGGCCAGGCGACGGCCACCATCCTGGCTGACCCGCGCAATGCCAGCCACGTTCGCATGTTCCAGTTGTCTCAGGATGACGACGATGAGGACATTCTTTGGGCGCTCGGCTGGTCTGACGGCAAGGACATCGCCCCCACGGTCAACACTGCTGGCGATGACTTCGAGCTACCCGCTACGCGCACCTGGTGCCTGTTCGCCGGCTACGTCGCAGATTTCCCATTCGACTTTGCCAGCAACACCTCGGTTAGCACTGCAGCAACCATTCAGCGCTCCGGCAAGCTCAGCTGGGTCATCAAGGAGTAACCCATGAAGTTGACACTCGACGCGCTCAAGGGCGCAGGGTCATTCACTGGGCGGCCAGTGGAAAAGGAAATCAAGTGGCGTCAGGACGGCACGGAATACACCGCCACCGCCTACGTACGCCCCACGGGCTATCAGACGGCGGTGAGCGACGTGTTTTCGGCTGGCGGCAAGCAAGACAGCATTGCTGGCCGCATTGCCGCATCTATTTGCGACGAGCACGGCTACCCGGTATTCAGCAGCCCGCTGGACATCACCCATGGTCCGCTTGATCCGGCTGAGCTGGATAAGGACCCAGAGAGCACCAAGCGCCTGGGCTCTCTTGATGGCAGCCTGTCTGTTGCCCTGCTGTTCGCAATCCAGGAAGTCAACGACCTGGGAAAGACGAAGAGCTCACCGAGCGAGACGAAGTCTGGCACGAACTCGTCCTCTCCGGAGTCGGGGGCTCGACGATTGCGCAAGCCAAAGAAAACCTGAGTCTTCGCGAGTTCCGGGCCTGGGTGAAATACCGTAGGCGCCGCGGCTCGCTGCATCTCGGGATGCGAGTGGAACGCTCGGTGTCCATGCTGGCGGCGCTGACGGCCAACCTGCACCGTAATCCGGAGAAGCGGCCGGCACCCTACAGCTGGAAGGATTTCGCGCTGCATGAGGATGAAGACGGTCCAATCTCGCTTCATGAGGCTATAGCTACCTGGACGTAGCATGGCGCCCGTTGGAAGGCTTAACCCTGAGGTGTTGTGGTAGATTGCCCGGATTTACACGGAGTTCCGGATCATGGTTGTCGATGCAGGGGCGTTGCAGAGCAATGTCATGAAAGGCATGGTGATAGCGCTGTACTTTCTACCAGTCATCATTGCTTGGCTGCGAGGCCATCACAACAAAGCGCCAATCTTCCTCCTAAACCTGTTTCTTGGATGGACTGGTATCGGTTGGCTTGCTGCTTTAATTTGGTCAGTATCTTCGATCAGAAGGCTAGGTCCGGTCGAAACGCGTAATCCAGAAGCGCGCACATCGGAAGCTGAAGACCCATATCATAAGCTTGAAAAGTTAGCTGGACTGAGAGATCGAGGGCTTCTCACTGCTGAAGAGTTTGAAGCGGAGAAAGCCAAGATCCTCAATCGCTAGCCATACATCAGATAATCCGCCCGCTCTGCGGGCTTTTTTTTGCCCGGAGAAAAAGATGGCCTCAAGATCGTTAGGCACTTTGACTCTGGACGTCATTGCACAAGTGGGCGGTTTCGTATCCGGCATGGATAAGGCGGAGCGAAGCTCCGCTAAATGGCGAAAGGAGGTTGAAAAGAGCGCCAAGGCGGTTGGGACTGCTGTTGGTGCCGGTGTCGCAACTGCAGTTACTGCATTTACGGCGATGATGGTGTCAGCGGTTAATTCAGCATCTGAGATATCTAACCTTGCTGCAGTCGCTAACGTCAGTGTCACTGATTTCCAGAAGATGGCGGTGGGAGCCAAGACCGTAGGAATCGAGCAAGATAAACTTGCTGATATCCTCAAGGATGTGAATGACAAAGTCGGTGACTTTCTAAACACCGGCGGCGGTGGCATGGCTGATTTTTTTGAGCAGATTGCCCCTAAAGTCGGCGTCACGGCGGATCAGTTCAAGAACCTCAGCGGTAGCCAGGCTCTTGGTCTTTACGTGTCTAGCCTAGAGAAGGCAAAAGTCAGTCAGTCTGACATGACCTTCTACCTCGAAGCGATCGCTAGTGACGCAACGGCCCTGCTGCCGCTGCTGCGGAATAATGCTGAGGGCTTCAAGAAGTATGGTGACGCAGCTGAAGCAGCCGGCGCTGTAATGGACGAAAAAACCATTCTGGCGGCGAAGCAATTCAGCACGGAGCTTACGGTTTTAGGGACATATCTCGGATCGGTTAAAACCGCTCTTGCAGCTGAACTGATGCCCGTTTTGGCGCAGTTCTCTAAAGACCTGACTGATACCACCGCTAATGCTGGAGGGCTCCAGAAAAAGGTCAAGGAACTCGCCAACGACCTAGTTGAAGCTGTCGCTGTTACCGCTACCCTGGCAGACGGTCTTGGAAGAACATTCAAAGTTGTTGCTGGAGTTATTGCTTCAGGCTTCGCAACTACTTTCAGTTATATTCAGCAGCTCGGCGCAGCTGGTAATAAGATTCTTGGCGCTATCACGTTCGGAGAGATGTCAAAGAATTTCAAAGCAGATGCTGCGAAATTAACCAGCGATGCTGTGGACAACATGACCACGGCGAACTCAATCGTCATAGATTTGATGAAAGAGTTCGACAAGCCCTGGGCTGGTGACGCAATCCGCCAGTACGTTGTTGATGCAAAAAAAGCTGCAGCCGAGCTCGGGACGATTACGCCTCCGGGGACGTTTACTCCGACTACGCCTGACCAGCAAGCAGCCGCCAAAGCAGCCGAAGCCTCCGCCAAAAAGCTGCAGGGCCAGTTCGATACAGCCGAGGAAGGCTACAAGCGCCAGATTGCGCTGATCAATACCGAGACCGACAAGCGGAAGGAGGCCACCGAGGTCGCCAAGCTCCAGTTCGAACTGGAGTCGGGAAATCTCACCGGGTTGAGCGTCAAGCAGCAGGATCGTTTGAAAGGCCTGGCCGACGAGCTGGACCAGCTAAAAAAGTTGAAGCAGGCCAAGGAGGATGACAAGGCTGTCGCTGGGTTTGATGCCAGCGTGAAACGGCAACTGGACATCGATCAGCGCGCCTTGGATGCGCCGCTGTTGAATGCCTACAGCAGCGACGAAATGAAACAGCGCGCATTGGATCTGCTGGCGATCGAGCAGGACTACCAGGATCAGCTTGAGGACCTGCGACAGCGGCATGAGGCCGGCGATGTGTCCGATTCGGCCTACGAACGTGAGACGGAAATCCTCAATGATGCGCTCGAAAAGCGCCGGGCCATGCAGGAGAAGTACTACCAGGACATCGACAAGCTGCAGCAGAACGGAACTGCCGGCTTCATCAGCGGGTTCGCCACGCAGGCTGAGGCAGCGATGGACTTGTACAGCAACATGCAGAGCGTTGGCGCCGACACCTTCAACAACCTCACCGATGCGCTGACGGAGTGGGCGGAGACCGGGAAGCTGGACGTTAAGGGCTTTGCTGCGAGCTTTATCCAGTCCATGGGTCACGCGCTGTTGTCTTGGGCTGCAGCGCAGGTCGCTATGGCAGCGCTTAACGCATTCGTCTCCGCCATCAGCACCCCGATTATCGGACCTGTCATCGCACCCGGCGCGGCAATCGCTGCGGCCGGGGCGGCTGGCGTTCTGATGACTGCGGTAGGCTCCGCGCTGGATGGCCAGGCTCACGATGGCATCGACTACGTCCCAGCTGACGGTACCTGGAACCTCAAAAAGGGCGAGCGGGTAACCACCGAGAAGACAAGCGCCAAGCTGGACCGAACCCTCAACTCAATCCAGCAGGGCCAAGGTCAAAGCCAATCGGCTCGCGGGATCACCGTGAACATCCACGAAGACGCCGCCAAGGCTGGCCAGGTCAATCGGCAGCAGCTAACGGCCGAGGATGTCATCGACATCTATGTCGCGAACGTCAGTCAGGACGGCCGCATTCATGACGCCAACGCCTCGAAGTATGGACTGAAGACAGTGGGCAGCTGAGGAGGCTCAATGAATCCGATTGAAAGAGCCTTTGCCTCGGGCGGTGATCTGCTGATCAAGACCGTGGAGGCGAGGGCAGAGGGCGAAGAAGTGTCGCTGTTGTTCTGCCAGGGCTTTGACGACACGACCTGCACCACCGAGGATGGCCGAACCCTGACGTTCACGGCTCTGGCCATGCAGGAAGCGCTGCCGAAGAACGATAACAGCGCCTACCAGAGCCTAGACCTCGCCCTCGACAACACGAAGGGCGAGGTCCAGGAGATCGTCGAAGGCTACAAGGCGGCCGGTAAGCGGATCGACATCATCTATCGCGAGTACCTGCTGAGCGACCTGACCTACCCGGCCAACGTGTTCTACATGACCGTGCTCAGCCGTGAGTATTCGAACAATGCCGCGCGCTTCACTTGCGGGTTCTTCGACCTGCTGAACACGATCTTCAACCGTGACGTTCTGACCACCAATATCGCCCCGGGCATCATGTTCCTATGACCTTGAATAAATTCCTCTCCGCACCCTACCGAGAAGGTGCGCGTGGCCCTCTTGCGTTCGATTGCTGGGGGCTGTGCATACACGTTCGGCACCAAGTATTCGGGCTTCCGCTCCTACCTAGCCTTGGCGCGGTGGGTAAAGACCGGGTCCGGGAGAACACGGCTGCCTACCACGATCTCCGCCGGGGGATGGATGAGTGCCCGCCGCAGCCCGGCGCCATTGCTGCCGTGTTCCGCGGTGCGCTTTGCCTGCACGTCGGGGTGGTGGTCGAGAGCGAAGGTCGCCTGAAGGTGCTCGACACCAACCCCGGCGGCCCACGCCTCAGCACCATTCAAGATTTCCGAGACGCTTACCCAAAGGTGGTTTTCTACTGTGATCGCGTTCTATCCAAACAAGATGAGCAATGCGGCGCCGATCGCCACGTTCATGACCAGCTGCAGGATGACCCTGGAGGATTGGCTGAAGAGCCAGGCGCCCAGCTATGAGCGCCGGGAGTCTCCGCCGATCAGCATCGTCCTGAACGATGAGGTGATCTGCCATCGGGTCTGGCACAAGGTGAAGTTCAAGCCGTCCGACCAGGTCGAGATCTACTTCGAACCCAAGGGCACAGACCCGTTCAGCATCACCTATGCGCTGTTCAAGGGCGCCAAGGCGGTGATGAAGGCACTGCAGCCGAAAATGCCCGGCATGCCTACGGTCAATACGACCTCAGGTGACCCGATCAACGAGGCCAGCGCCAAGGGCAACAAGGTCAAGCTCGGCGACAGGATTCGCGAGATTGCCGGGTGGCAGCGTGTCTATCCATCCTACCTGGCTGAGCCGCGGCGGTACTTTGTGTCGCCGCGTGAACAGTGGGTTGAGTTGTTCCTGTACATCTCCAAGGGTCAGGTGGACGTCCCGCTGAGCAAGATGAAGGTCGGCGATACCCCGCTGATCTCATTGGGCGCCGACGCTCAGGTCGCGGTCTACGCCCCGGGGGAGAGTGTGCTGGGCGATCCCGCCTCCATGCTCTGGTACAACGTGACCGAAGTCGGGGCGAGTTCCAGCGGCAACGCAGGCCTTGAACTCACGGTGGCCACCACCATCACCCGCTCGGCAACGGCTTCCGCCTACCAGTTCAATGGCGAATCGG